ATAAAATGGCAAAGGCCCGAGCGGCCAAGAAACCACCTACATATAAGAATGTCCATGAAGATGTAAAGGCTTTAGATGATGACCATTATTTGTCATTAAAGAAAGTTAAAGAATGGGAAAAACATAACAAGCAACGAGTGAAAGAATTGAAGTATATAATTCGCCGTATGGATAAAGGTAAAGATCAAAATTTATTGACTAGAGAATTACATAACAGAGAAACGTATTTGGCGAATATCGCTAGATACTTTGATACTAGTGTGTGGTTAGATTTGTTTTATGGTAAAGATCAAGAGCATAAAACTAAATGGTTAACTCTAGCCTATGCATATGATGACGAAGGTTATATTAAAGTATGAAGCCAGAGCACAAGCATTTAATTATCAGAGCTGAAGTAGAACAACCTCCAGTAGAAAAAGATAAACAGCGTATTTCAGATTGGATGCGTAAGTTGATTAAATCTATTGATATGAAATTATTGGCTGGTCCATATTGTAGATATGTACCAGTTAAAGGGAATAAAGGAATTACTTGTGTTTGTATAATAGAAACAAGTCATATTTCTTTGCACGTTTGGGAAGAACATAAACCAGCACTAATACAATTAGATGTTTATACTTGTGGACCTTTTGTTCCAATTAAAGTATTTGATGCGATGAAAGAATTTGATCCAGTGAAGATAGGATGGAAATACCTTGATAGAGAAAATGAATTGAACACTATAGATATAGGAAGATGGGCTGAAGGAAGTCCATGGCCGACCAAAACAACATTAACACAACCCGCTGTGGGATAATGTATAAATAATATTGAGGTAGTAATTTTATGATTTTAGTAGATTTGAATCAGATTATGATTGGTGGTCTGATGGTACAAGTGACCAAAGATCCTAAGAAAGAAATTAACGAATTTCTAGTTAGGCATATGGTCCTAAATACTCTCCGCTTTTATAGAAAAAAATTCTATGAGGAGTATGGTGAATTTATCCTATGTTGTGATAGTAAGCACTATTGGCGTAAGGATGTATTCCCAAACTATAAAGCTAATCGCAAAAAGGATAGAGCAAGTTCTGATCTGGATTGGGGAAATATATTTGAGTTTCTTAATCGCATTAAGCAAGAACTTATAGATAATTTTCCTTATATGGTTTTAGAAGTTTATGGTGCAGAGGCTGATGATATTATTGCGGTGATATTAAAGAATAAGCCAACAACATCTAGTAAAGATTTAATTTTAAGTTCAGATAAAGATTTTATTCAACTACATAGCATTAAGGCTACTGATCAATATAGTCCAGTTACAAAACGATTTGTAAAACATAAGAATCCTAAAGCATATATGTTTGAGCATATTATTAAAGGTGATCGTAGTGATGGTGTTCCCAATGTGTTATCACCAGATGATTCTTTTGTTGAAGGAACTCGTCAGAAAACAATACGAAAAACAGTTATTTCAGAACTTATAGAATTAATTGAACAAGGCAAAGATCCTTTGATGTTGCATACTCTAATAAAAAATTGTTCAAAGGATACTTGGATTCGTAACTGGCAAAGAAACAATTTGTTGGTAAATTTAGATTCTATTCCAGAAGAATTAGAATCAGAGATTAGAGAAATATTTGTTCGTAACAATCCTGGCTATGCTACTGGATTTAGAGATAAGAATGGAAAATATAAAGCAGATAGAAATAAGCTGTTTGAGTATTTTATTAAGAATGGATTAACTGAGTTGGTTCAAAATATAGGAGATTTTTGATTATGGTTGATGAAACATATACACCTTTGTTTCACGAAATTTTTACGAAAGTAAATAATGCAAAGGATAAACCCAAGAAGATTAAAGTATTACAACAATACAATTCGCCTGGGTTAAGAAAAATATTGAAGGCAGCATTTGATCCTCAGATCAAATGGTTATTGCCTGCGGGTAAGGTTCCTTATGTGGCAAATGAATCGCCAGAAGGAACAGAACATACGAGATTAGAGAGTGAATCTAGACTTTTGAAGAATTTTGTAGCTCTTACAGTAGATGGTCAGACCATTTCAGGTAATGAAAATCTTAATGTAATGAGAAGGGAGCAGTTGTTTATACAGCTACTAGAAGGTCTCCATGTTAGTGAAGCAGAAATTGTTGTTGCAGCTAAAGATAAAACTTTGAATAAGAAATACAAAGGATTAAATGCCTCTACTGTTAAGACGGCATTTGGTTGGGATGATAATTTTATGAGAGCTGGTGTTGCTAGACTGGGTCCCCATTCTGGTCAGTAATGGACATATCAGTATCCCTAGAAGGCGGCCCACAACGATGGCAGAAGGATGGACTTCCTCGAGGTCCAGCATACAAATATAAAGTTTATCATGGTGATGTTTTAATACACGTTGTAGTAACTGATGGTGATGAAGAATCTGTTAGGAAACTTATAGAGAATAATACAACAAAGTATTTACCAGTGGTAACTACTATAGAGAGAGAAGATATTGAATTTCCAATTAGATTTGGATATGACAGTTAAGGAAATATATTATGGCTGAAGGAAGGTGGGCTGATTGGCAAGTTCGGCAGATTGCCGAGAACATGGCAGAGAAATGTCCTAAACGAGAGTGGTTTGAAGGTGATGGTACAGATGAAGGTTATTTAACTTCTCTCAAGAGTTGGTCACATATTACAGCAAGACAATTATACTCTATGGAGTTAGAAGAACGTCAGTTGATTATTTTTATACATCATCTAGGTATAGAACATATTGGTGTGGAGACGTTTGATCCTCAGGATAAGGGTACGGAACAAGTTAGCGATTATCGACCTAGAGAAAGAGAATGACAGCAAATGCCTAGTTACACAATGAAAGATCCTGATGGTGTAGAACATGAAATTTTTTGTTCTATATCAGAAATGGAAGAGAAAAAAGAACAGGGATGGAGTGTGGTGTTTAGTTTAGTTAAACATGGCATTATAGGACATACTGGTGATGTTATAAGCCATACACCAGATACGTTTAAAGATCGGTTGAGAGAGATCAAGAATAAACATCCAGGGTCAACAATCGAAATTTAAATAAATACTCTTATAATATACTATAGGAGGATTGCTTTGAGCAAACACAGAAAGATGTATATACAAGCCAACAGTTTATTAAAAATTGAGCCATTAACAGATAATCAAAAGAAGCTCTTTAAGTCTTATGCCGCAGGTAAAAATGTTTTTGCTTCTGGAGTTGCTGGTTCTGGTAAAACTTTTATGTTATTGTTTTTGGCACTGAGTGAAGTTTTAGATAAATCGACTCAATGGGACAGAGTTATTTTGATTAGAAGTCTATTGCCTTCTCGGGATGTAGGATTCTTACCGGGAACGATTGAAGAAAAATCAGATATGTATCAAGACCCATACCGTATATTAGTTCGATTAATGTTTCAAATGCCCAATGATGCTGAATTTGCAAATCTATATGATAAGTTGTTATCACAGGGAACACTGGAATTTATATCGACATCTTTTTTAAGAGGACAAACTTTTGATAGAGCTATTATAATTTGTGATGAATTTCAAAATATGTTATTCCATGAATTGGATACATTGATGACAAGAGTTGGACAAGAAAGTAAAATCATGTTTGCAGGTGATGTAGGACAAACAGATTTAAAAAAACATAATGGTGATCGTGAGGGAGTTGCAAAGTTTCAAGCAATTTTAAATACCATGAAAGAAGTTGAGTGTATAGAGTTTGGGTTTGGAGATATTATACGCTCTGGGTTGGTAAGAAATTACCTAATAGCAAAGGCAAATCTGGGATATAAAACTCAAGATTTTACTTGACAAAAGCAGCAAAACGTGATAGGATTATATAATGATTTTTAAACATGAAAGTAATTTAGAGCAGTTTCCGGAACTACCGGTTTCTAACATTAACGGACTTCGTTTCTACGAGGCGCCAAATGGTAACAAGTACCCAAGTATAACTACTGTACTAGGGAAACAACCTGGAAAACAAAAAGGTTTACAAGCATGGCGAGATAGAATCGGCCATGAAGCTGCCGGTATAATTTCAGGCAAGGCCGCTCGTCGAGGGACAGCTTTCCATAACATCTGTGAAGATTATCTAAACAATCAAGATATCTCTGACCATAAAGGTAAGAATTTTTTGTCGTGGTGTATGTTTGGAGAAGTAAGAGATTACTTGGATAAGTCTATTAATACAATAGTTTTACAAGAAACAAATATGTTTTCGGATAAATATAAAGTTGCAGGTAGAACTGATTGTATTGCAGAATATGATAATGATGGGTTGGCAGTAATTGATTTTAAAACAACTACCACACCCAAAAAACGTGAATGGATTGATGATTATTTTATACAGTGTTCTGCGTATGCGTTTATGTTTGAAGAGCATACAGGAATCTCTGTACCTAATGTTGTTATAATTATAGTTGCAGAGGATGGAGAAGTTCAAATATATAAAGAGAAGTCAGCCGACTATGCTGAACGTCTTGAAACTATGATGGACGATTTCTATCAAACATTAAATTTGGCAGATTTAGCTGCCTAATGAGGAGAAAATAAATGAAGAAGTTTTTAATGGCCCTTATGATTTTGGCCCCGATGAGTGTATATGCACTTGATGTGGATGTGCTGAATGATGTAGAGGTAACGGGTAATGACGCCTCTATCAAGGTCGCTCAAGATGGCAACGAGGTTACTGTTGGCGTTGGTGGATTATCATTTAGTAATAGTGATACAGTGACATTTGGTATTGCATACGAAACAGACTTGCTATTTGGTCTTAATGGTGGACTATCATATGATTTTGCCACAGATGATGATCACATTCTAGGTCTTGATACTGGGTTTAATGCTTTGGGAGCTAATATTGATGCCTCATTTGCATGGAATACTACTGATACCGATTTCACGGTAGACCTAGGTACTGGTTACAGTATTTTTGGTGTAGATGGTAGTGTAACATCTTATTGGGATCTTGATGACACTTCTTATAAAGGTATGGACGTGACTACAGGTTATACTTGGGCAGTAACGGATAGTTTTTCTGTTCGACCTAATCTTACAGTTCCGTTTGATGAAGATTTCACCCGTGAGGATATCTCAGCTGGTGTATCTATTGTAGTATCTTTTGATTCGGTGACTGATGGATGAAATATGAGTATTTAAAAAAGAATATACATAAATAGATGTGTGAAAGATACTGATGACGATAAACAAGTAGACGGATCGGACGCCGGGGCAGTACCGGCCACCTCCACCAATTCACGGGAACCGTATCAAGGCATTTTTGATTTTTCTAAAGCCTTAAATGCCTATTATTACACACCCGATGAATGGAGTAGAAGTATAGGTTGGGGCACAGTACCAGATGAACGAAACAGTTTAATGGGGGTGAACCAGGATCGACGGACGGACGAAAATTTATCTGAGGAATCGGACACAAAAACATAAAAGCCAATGACGACTTTTATTTCGATGAGTATCGCTTAGCTGCGTAATCTTATCCGGGGTTTTGGGGTGACACCTTGTTAGCAAAGTTCACCCCGCTAGTTTGAGGGTTGGGTCCTTTTTAGCATATCGCCCTATCCCCAGCACCGTGAAGGCAAAGGATAAACGGTGCACCTTTTTTGGAGTTTATATGATGAGTATTGGATTATCTACAAAAAAATTTACAGTGATAATAGAGGACTTGGTTAAGTCTAAACGGCTTTCTTATATGGATGCTGTTTTACATTACTGTGAAACACACTTACTAGAGCCTGTTGAGGTTACTAGATATATTGACAAATCTTTAAAAGAAAAGATACAGTCTAATGCTGAGGCTTTAAATTATTTACCAAAGACTAGTTCTATTGAAGGATTATGAAATCTCAACAAACTATAATATCTATTACGGATATAGATGATGAATGAGATTCAAGCATATCAATTATACTTGGCACTTAGATTACATTTTACAACTAACAATTATGATTATTTTAAATATAATGGGAAGGTTAGTGCTTCATTAAAAAGTTTTGATAAGAGAAAAGATAGGTATTTGTTTAAGAAATTAACTAGAAAATATGACGAGCCTACGATACTGAATTATTACATAGCCAATTTTATAGAAGGAAATAAATGGCTAGGTAATATGAATGAAGATACTTATATTAAATGGAAAGCTAGGGTTGAGAGTTTGGAATATATTTTTAAAAATGATGTGGAAAAGTTATTGACAAATGCTTCAAATTTTGATATACTATTTAATAGTGAACAAGGAAACCATCCTAAAATTTTAAAGGCGTTTCTTGGAAAGAAAATTAGTCTAGAAACTTTAGTAATATTTGAATATCTTGTACACTTTTGTAAGACGTATGACAAGGAAATAGTAGAGCGAATTATTTGGCCAGAGGTTAGTCAATTGATTCAAAATTATAAACCATTTGTTAAAATAGATAGAAGATTATTCAAGGGAATAACACTATCTATGTTAGAGGAACACAGTAATGGCTGATACTTATGTAGAAGAAGCTAAACGTAAGATTGCACACCTATCTTATAAATTAGAACAGGCAGAAGAAAAGATCCACAAGTTGGAATATGATAATGCGGAATTACAGAGATGGGTTAATGATACTTGTTTACCTCGGCTACAAGAGTTGAGTGATGAAATGGTATCTCGCTACAATGCAAAAAGATATCGTGATAAGAATTGGAATGAATTGCGCCGATAAGGAATGGTTAAGAAAATAAAAAAACTAGGCAAAGTATATCGTAGAGGTAAAGAAATCACTTTGCAGGATGTAGAGAGTGAAGTAAAAATACCAGTTACAGTTATTATGCATGATAGTAGACAAGGTTTTCTTGCAGAGAATAAAGCAACAGGTGATTGGACTTGGTATAGAGAACCAGAGAATAAAGAATACGGTTGGGAAGGTCCTTATTATAAGGTGATGAAAAAATGAGTTATGGATTCAAACGATATCGAGGTTGGGGCCCTAGGGCTTTAGAACAACTAAAAGAGCTCCCAGTTTATA